TGGATAAACGTTTGGCTCTCCTTGAGCAGAAAATGGACCAGATCGACAAGAACGTAACGAACATTAACGACAACCTAGCTAAGATTCTCTGGATCGTTGGTGGTGGATTTATCATGGCAGCAATAGGGTGGGTGATCCGTGGTGGCTTGGGTAACTAATCTCTTTCGTAAGAAAACAACGACACAGACTAAGGTAGAGGAGAAGTCTTGGATGAAGGTTCATAACATCGACATCATCAAGAAGCATGAGGGTCTCCGTCTGGAAGCCTACATGCCGACCCCTAATGACGTATGGACCATTGGCTACGGTCACACCCATACGACACAGAAGGGCATGAAGATCACCGAGGGTCAGGCTGAGTCACTCCTGCGTAAGGACATCACTTGGGTAGAGAAGGCTGTTAACAAGCTTGTTGTCGTCCCCCTTACGCAGAACCAGTTCGATGCTTTGTCGTCCCTTGTGTTTAACATTGGGGAAGGTGGTTTCTCCTCTAGCACTCTCCTACGTCTCCTTAACTCTGGTGACTACGAGGGTGCAGCCAATCAGTTTCTTCGTTGGAATAAGCAGAAGGGTGTGGCTCTGAAAGGTCTCACGAAGCGCAGGGAAGAAGAGCGTAAGCTTTTCCTATCGTAGTATGAAGACGTACAAGAGGGAACTGGCTGTAGCTCTACTGGTCTGGCTCGTGTACGTCGTGGAGACTAAAGATGCTAGTACGATTGAAATCCTTGTGTGGCCAGTATTTACGTTTGCTGCTCTTGCTTTTGGTATGGACTGGTTCGGCAAGTCTGCTGGTGGGGTGTGGGAAGGGTCCACTCTCTCTTCTGACGGGCGGGGGTCCAAACGTAGCGGCCAACGTACAAGCGGGCAAGGAGAACTCTCAGGCAGTGGTAAGCCAGACGACCCGGAATGAAGCTGGCAGAGACGTTAACACAGCCCAAGTGCAGGCCGACACAGCAGAAGTAACCATCCAAGAAACACCACCGTGGGTCGTCCTACTCCTGATCTTAGGATGGCTCCTACCTAGCCCTAACGAGATTGGTCGTTGGTTCACTAACATACTCACGAGGAAGAAGAGCAATGGCTAAAGGTCTTTACGCCAACATTAACGCTAAGCGTAAGCGTATCGCTGAGGGTTCGGGAGAGAAGATGCGTAAGCCGGGGACTAAAGGTGCTCCTACGGCTAAGGCATTCAAGGAATCCGCAAAGACTGCGAGGAAGAAGTAAGATGGCTAAAGACCCTCGCCTTGAACGTGCTGGTGTCTCAGGTTTTAACAAGCCTAAGAAGACCCCTAGTCACCCTACCAAATCTCATGTTGTCGTTGCTAAAGAAGGCGACACAGTGAAGACTATCCGCTTTGGTCAACAGGGTGTGTCGGGAGATAAAGAACCTACGGCACGTCAGAAGTCCTTTAAGGCACGTCACGCTAAGAACATCGCTAAGGGCAAGATGAGTGCAGCGTACTGGGCAGATAAGGTGAAGTGGTAATGTCTAGGGATTATAAGTCTGAGTACGAGAACTACCACTCCTCCGACAGAGCTAAGAAGAAACGTGCGGAGAACAATGCTGCACGACGCAAGATGGAGAAGGCTGGTAAGGTGTCGAAAGGTGACGGTAAAGATGTGGCCCACTCGAATAACCGCACCAGTGACAACCGTATGGCGAACCTCAAGGTACAGTCTCCGTCCAGTAACCGCTCCTTCAAACGTAACACTAAAGCGGGAAGGAAGGCGTAATGGCACTTACGACACAGAATACACGACAACTGACGAGGAAGAAAGTCATGCCCCTCAAGCAAGGCTCAAGTAAGAAGACGATCAGTGCTAACATCAAGAAAGAGATGAAGGCAGGTAAACCCCAGAAGCAGGCTGTGGCTATTGCACTTAGCTCTGCTCGTAAAGCTAAGAAGAAAGGCAAATAACTATGGCATCTTTCAAGGAAGCCTTCGCCGCCGCACGTAAGAAACTTGGTGCTGGCAAAACTTTTGAATGGAACGGTAAGTCCTACTCGACTAACTATAAAGAAGAGGTGAGTAAGCCTGCCTCGGCTGCACCAACGAAGTCCATTCGTCCTAAGGCTAAACCAGCTTCAAACACTGCTTCTGTGTCGGCTGTTTCTGGTGCTTCTCGTGGCACTACCGGGAAAAGCGCAACTCGGTTGGCTCGTCTGAAAAAAGAATCTGCTATGCAGAAGGATCGTAGTGCTGTTAAACTCGGCATGACCCTCCGTGAACGTAACCAAAAGTAAGGAGAACTACAATGATGATGGGAATGAAAGCTAAAGGCGCTGCTAAAGGCAAAGCTGGTGCGGGCGCTAAGGCTACGGCTAAGGTCGGCATGAAGAAGGGTTCGTCGGCTGGAGGTATGTTCCAGTTCGCAGCTAAACCCGCCAAGAAGTCTAAGTCTTACGGTAAGTAACCTACGCTACACTCTAGAATGACTTAAGGGGAGCCGTTAAGCTCCCCTTTTGTTTTGCGTCAGTCACCTTCGCTAATCGACCAGAGCAAGACGACGACGAAGGCTACGAAGAAGATAGAGCCATACATGATTACGTCACTCATCTGGACCCTCTAGCTCTTCGATCAGACGATCAAGATACCAACGTGCTTTCTTAAGGTCTTCCAGAGGCTTTGCCTTGTAGCGCCAACGGTGCAGGTACTTCTTGCAGTTGCCCTCAAGGTAACCCGTAAAGCCTTCCCAAGACATATTGTCCTGAAGGTACTCAATGCACTCAATGGACCCTGTGTTATAGTGGTCAGGGCTATTGACGTTATCTACGTCTTCCATGTGCTCACTAAGGTCGTACCCTTCGTCTTCCGTGTCCACGATCTTCCATTTAGCCATCTTAGAGATTCTCCTTGTAGAAAGCTTCCAACCACTGTCGGCATATATCAGAACGTACCACGTCGTCAATACCAAACTCAACGACACAGGCATCTATGCTGTACTTCTTAGCCAAGTGTATCGCCTTAGACAGACCTGACTGTTCCTTGATGTCAGACTGACGAATATCACCGTTCATCACCAATCTGCAGTTGTCGCCAATACGGGTAACCAACATCTTGAACTGAGCCACATCTAGGTTCTGACACTCGTCGGCTAGTACAAACGCATCCTTGAAGGATGATCCTCGCATGTACTCCAACGGGGCCATCTGAATGTTACCGTTCTTGATCCCAGTTTCAACGACACCCTTACCCAACTGCTCCTCAAGGACCGACAACACTGGTGACAGCCAAGGACCAAACTTCTCCCCAATGTCACCCGGTAGAGCACCCAATGACTTACCGACAGATACAGCAGGGCGAGTGATAATGATCTTGTCGATCTTACGGAGAATGTACAGATTCGCTGCGTACGATGCTGCAATGTAAGTCTTACCTGTACCAGACGGACCTAAGACGATGATCTGTTGGTGGCTACTGAGGGCGTCAATGTAAAGCTTCTGATTGTCGTTCATGGGAACTAGGCTTACCGTACGAGACGTAGCCTCCTCGGGTGCTCCCTTGTACTTTGTCGTCCGCTTACCCCGTGGCTTCTCTAACATTTACTTAATCCAACTTGATGATTTTGTAGGCGACAAAGACTAGGATACCTAGCATAAGGAAGTCGATAAAAGGATAGAGTGCAGGCATTGTGTCGTTCCTTTATGTTAACAAATGAGCAGTTTTTTAACATCATGCTCAGGATGTGTTAACGTTAGGTTAGGTCAACAATCTCACAGACACCAGAGCTACAAGCAAACGTCTGGGAACTCTTGGTCATGTCTTCCTTCTCGTAGTCGCTCAGCTTAGTCCAATCAATCTGCTCAGGCATTAGGGCAAGAGCGTCAAGGTACTCACGTTCACTGCAATCCTGATAGGGTGCCTGCTGATAGGTGTGGTCCGAGTGTGGCAAAAATGATACACCAGAGACTTCATCGAAGTGTTTGAAGACCCAAGCACCGACTTCCATCCATTCGTGATCCCGTACAGTCACAGTCACAGAGGGCTTATGCTCACACCAGTGGCGCTGATAGACCAACCACAACTCCAACTGTTCGATAGCAGTCATGTCGTTACGGGTGATGGCACCTACAGGAGACTTCTGTGGGAAGCTAAAGACAGTGGTACTATCCGGCTTCATCACGTCAGGCTCATTCGGGATGCCTTGGTCAATCATAAACTGTGTCAGAGGGTCTTTGTTATCGCCACGGACAGTACGAATATAATAGGCTGAGTGACGAGCGTGAATACCAGAAGCCGAGTCAACCAACTGAGACACTGTTCCCGAAGGTTTAACGCAAGTGATAGCAGCAGAAGCAGGAATGCCAAGGCGTTCAGCCCACTCAGCATTAGTAGCAACAGCGACATCTTTGAGCCTCTTGAGGGTTTTGTCGAGACCTGCGTTAGAAGGCCCGAGGAGTTTATTGTCCATGATGCCAGTTAACGACACACCCAAGAGACGCTCTTCCTCCGTGTTCTTCTGCCAAATCTTACGCAGGTACGGGAAGTGCGTGTAGGTGCTCTGAATGGTACCAAGGATCGTGGCCAGCTTTACTTTCCGCTCCAAGTCCTCAAGTGTATCCGTAGCTCGGACCACGACTTCCGTGAGATTACAGAACTGGTACGGGCGAAGAATGATCTCACTGCACGGGTTAGTGCCGAAGTCATAGTCTGCATTGCGTCGTCCACTCTTGTTAGCTTGTTTCTTGCTTGCAGGACGCGAGAAGATACCACGTTCACCAGACTTGGACTCGACAAGAGAGAGCCACTCACGCATGAAGGTTTCCATGTCGGGCTTCTCAGTGTAGGCCACCGAGTTGTTAGCCAGAGCACGTTGACCTTGGCCTTCCCACCAGTTGCCAGACTTGGCATGACGCATACGGTCGTCCGACAGGTTCGACAAAGAGATCATGGCAGAGCGGCGTACACCACCCACAACGACAACTTCACCAATCTTGCACATCAGGTCATGGCATTCAATGGACGAGAGCTTACGCCCTTGAGCACCCTTGAACATAGCCACGGTGAAACGGAAGAGGTCTTCCAGAGGTGCAGGACCAGAGGCACGACCACCAAAGGTCTTGAGCTTAGCGCCAGCCTTACGAACCTTCGAGGTGTCCCACGTAGGAATTTCCCCTGCGTAGAGCATAGCCACCAGCTTACGGAAGGACTTAGCCCAACCCTCTTTGCTGTCGTGGACTACGATAACATCCTCAGCGACGAAGAGTTGGTCGGGAACCTCAGGAAGCTTAGAGACGTATTGACGCTCAACGGAGAAGCCTACGCCAGTACCACAGAGCAGGATGAACATAGCTTCGTCGAAGGACTTGGGGTCGTCCACCGGGAGGTAGCTGCAGTTGTAGCCAGCGGTGTTATCACGATCCAAGGCAGGACCAGCAGTCATCAAGGCCCGCATCGAAGGCATGATCTCAAGGCCAAGGATAGCCTCTTCAATGTCACCGACAACAATCTCGTCACGGGTCTTCGGAACGACAACCTTGGTCAGGTAACGGGAGACAGTCTCAGCCCAAGTCTCACGGCGGTTCTGGTCGTCAAGCCAGCGAGCATACCGCGAAGTATGAATGAAGGCTTGGTAGTCTGTAGGCAGGTGGTTGCTCATTATCGGTTGTCTCCGCTTCCTTTGATTACGTTTCGATTGGCACGATCAGCTAGCTTCTCAAGGTTCATATCAGCGATCTCAGCTAGGTCGTACCCAAGGTCTTCGGCTAGGTTCGCAATGTACCAGAGCACATCACCAAGCTCCTTAGCCACTTCTTTGTCGTTCATAACTCCATCACGGAGATACTTCTTGATCTTCTCGGCTACCTCACCAGACTCACCACACAGACCCAAAGCCGGGTAGATGATCTTGTCCTTGTAGATAGCCGTACGTCGTGCAGCTTTCTGGTAGGCATTGAGCGTAAGGTCAGCCCTACGCTTCTCATCCAAGAACGCTTCGATATCCTCACCACTAATCATTCTTCGATCCTCTTCCATTCTTCCATTTCAGCATCAAGGTTGAAGTAGTCGGCTAGGTCAATATAACCCTCTTCGACAAGAAACAAGACGACAACATACTCAGAGATATCGTTCTGTTCAAGGAGTAATGCAAGCCCATAGTTTTCTATCAGGGCATTAAGTTTGCTCTCCAAGTCAAACATTACGAATACATCCTCTTCATGGTGTCGATACTGATCCACTGGAAGTCGTAAACACCGTTGTCTACATTACTGCAGATAGCAACACCAGCGGTCCAGAACGAGTTAATGTCACCTGCCCAAGGGCTACGATAGTCTTGGTAAACACCAGCCACAAGACCCATCCTAACACGTCCACTACTATCACGGTTCACATG